ACTCCCCAAAAATCTCGAAACGCAGAGGCGCGCGACGCCCTGACCTGGCCGGAAGGAGGCGCTGGACGCCCGGCCGCAAGGCAGGCGTCCAATGTCCTTCACGTGGCACGATTTCCACGGGAATCTCATGCATTCTTCTTCCACCCTCAACTTCCAGCGCGGCTTCGCCACAGTCCGTAGCAGCCACCGCGCATTGACCGGTTTTCCGGATCCGGCGGCATTGCTGGACCATCTGCATTGCGGCGATGCGTCTTCGGCCAAGAAGAACACCATCCTTGCGGGGTTGATTGAGAGCGCCAAATCGGACGATCGCGCCGGGGACTGTGCTCTCACCCTGATGCTGCTTGCTCTGTGGCCTGGGTTGGATGGAGTCTTCCGGCGTTCCCGCGCCCGACACCTCGGTCAGGTCGACGAACTCGCTTCCGAAATTCTCGCCCGCGCCACCACGGCGATCCGGGGTCTTGATCTGACCAGGGTCAACTGGATCGCGGCCACAATCCTCAAGAACGTCGAACGCGACGTGCTGCGAGCGCACAAACGAGAAGCCGGCCGCCAAGCCGTCCAGGACGAGTTCGACACCGATCTACACGGGGGTGTTTTCGAGGTCGCGGACCCGGAGCTGGAACCCGGAAAGCTGCTTGCCGAACTGATCCGTCTGATCGGCGTGGACGCAGACCTTGTCCTTCGCGTGGTCATCGACGGGTACACCCAGGCCGAGGCCGGTCAGCGGCTGGGCCTGTCAGAGCCGGCGGCACGCAAGCGGTTCCAGCGCGCCCTGAAGCGCCTGCGTGACCATGCAGAACAAAAATCCTGACCTCGTTGTCCCGTTCGGTGCGCGCCGTTGGCCTTTCAACTTCGGACGCACCGAGCGTCTTTGCCCAAACAGAAAGTCCCAGTTGATGAGCCATACCACTGCCATCCCGACTGAGCCTTTGAAGCGGATCCCCGGCCTCTACCGTCGCTGGGAGTTGCCGGAAATCTTCGAGGTTCAGCGCCGGTATCACATTGAAGAAGCCGGCACCCACGCCGACGGCACCCCGCTGTTGGCCGTTTACTCCAGCGAGCCCGAGGCTGATGCCGTGGCTGAAGGGAGTGCCAACTGATGGCTATCTCCCTTTCCTCCCTGCAGACGTCGAGCACGCTGCGGCCGCCCCGGATTCTCATGCACGGTGTGCATGGGGTCGGGAAGACGACTTTCGCGGCCGGTGCTGACGCCCCTGTCGTCATCATGACCGAGGACGGTCTTGGAATGCTGAAGGTGCCGCACTTCCCGCTCGCCACCAGCTACGCCGATGTTGTCGAAGCGCTGGACGCCCTGCTCAACGAGGAGCACGCCTACAGTACTGTCGTCATCGACAGCGTGGACTGGCTGGAACCGCTGGTCTGGGCAGAGACCTGCCGCCGCAATGGGTGGGCCTCGATCGAAGCACCCGGCTTCGGCAAGGGTTATGCTGAGGCGCTTACGGTCTGGCGCGAATATCTCGATCGCCTGAATACGCTTCGTGATCGCCGCGGCATGGCTGTGGTCCAGATCGCGCATACTGACATCAAACGTTTCGATAGCCCTGAGCACGAGCCCTACGACCGCTACGTCATCAAGCTCCAGGCGCGTGCCGCAGCCCTGCTGCAAGAGCACTGCGATGTCGTGCTTTTTGCCAACTACCGCATGTCCATCACGAAGGCGGATGTTGGCTTTAACAAGAAGGTAGCCCGGGCACTCGGCTCCGGTGAGCGCGTCCTGCACACCGCCGAGCGTCCGGCCTTCCTCGCCAAGAACCGCTACGGTCTGCCCGACACGCTTCCGCTCGATTGGAAAGCCTTCGTCGCGGCCATGCCTCAGCCTGAACAGCCCTGATCCGGAGTATTTTCCATGGCACGTTTTGACACCGCCTTCGATGCGACCGGCATCGAACCCACCACCGGCTACGACGTTCTCCCCGCCGGCAAATACCGCGCTCAGATCGTCGAAAGCGAAATGCGCGTCACCCGCAATGGCATGGGCCAGTTTCTCTGGCTCATGCTGGATATCATCGAGGGGCCGTATCAGGGCCGCAAGCTGTTCGACCAGCTGAACCTCGTGAACTCGAACCCGCAGACGGTCGAGATCGCGCAGCGCACGCTGTCGGCCATCTGTCATGCGACCGGCAAGCTGCAGGTCAACGACAGCGTCGATCTGCACCTGGTGCCGATGTCGATCCAGGTCGGGGTGAAGCCGCCCAAGGACGGGTATTCGGAGAAGAACACCATCCGTTACCTTGTTCCGGACAAGACAGCGCCGGCTGTCCAGCAGCCTGCACCCGCGACCCCGCAGTCGGCCGCTCCGGCTGCTGCTCCGTGGAACCGTAATACCTGATCCTGCGGGCTGCCGCGGGACGTCGCGGTAGCCTCAGCCAGACAAGAGACTGACCATGACTAACACCATCAACGCGGCCCCTGCGGCCGCGGACGCCCCCGGCTTGCCCGAGAAACAACGTCGCCTGATCGAACTCGACGACGCAATTGCCAAGATCCGCACCCAGATCGCGACCGCTGATCTGACCCGCCAGACGCAGGGAAAGCCGATCGACCCGGTGTGGTTCAACCGCGCCCGCACCGCCCAGCGCCACCTCTACCGCGAGCGGGCTGAACTGCTTGCCGATGGAAGCGGCTGGCACCGCCGCAACAAGATGAAGGACGCGCTGATTGAGATTCTGCGCGAGCGTCACGAGCCTGAAATCTGGGCCGAACTGCTCGCCGAAGCACGTACCCGCAGCGAAGCGGAGGATCTGTGATGGCAGAACTTCCCGCCCCGCCGACGCCGACCCTGACGGCGATCTACTCAGCCTATGAAGCGCGCCAGGGGGATGGCTTCCGCGAACACCTCGGTGCCTCGCTGATTGGCAAGCCGTGCTCCCGGGCCCTGTGGTTCGATTTCCGGTGGGTCACCGCCTCACGCTTTTCCGGCCGCATACTTCGCCTGTTCGAGACCGGGCAACGCGAGGAAGACCGGATTGTCGCGAACCTGCGCTCGACCGGCGCCACCGTCCTGGAGGTCGATCCCGAGACCGGCCGCCAGTTCCGGGTCGAAGCCCATGGCGGCCATTTCGGCGGTTCGCTCGATGGCGCTGCCCTGGGGCTGCTTGAAGCACCGAAGACCTGGCATGTGGTCGAGTTCAAGACACACTCGGTCAAGAGCTTCACGGACCTCGTTGCCAAGGGCGTCGTGAAATCGAAGCCCCAGCACGCGGCGCAGATGCAGATCTACATGCACCTGACCGGGCTGACCCGCGCCATGTACGTCGCGGTCTGCAAGGACACCGATGCGCTGCATATTGAGCGGATCGAAGCCGATCCGGCAGAGGCGACCCGGCTGCTAGACAAAGCAAAGCGCATTATCGATGCGCAGCATCCGCCGGCCAGGATCAGCGATGATCCGACCTGGTTCGAGTGCCGCATGTGCTCGCACCATGCTGCCTGCCACATCGGTGAAACTGCAGCCCTGAACTGCCGGACCTGTCTGCATTCCACGCCGGTGGGCGGCGGCTGGCACTGCGCTCGCCACGATCGCAGGCTTGATGCTCAGGACCAGCGCCGCGCCTGCCCCCGCCATCTCTTCATTCCAGATCTCGTGCCCGGAACCGTCACAGACGCCGGTGAGGATTTCGTCGCCTACCGCATGGCCGACGGCTCCGACTGGCTGAACGACGCCCGCCAGAAGGAGGACGCACATGCTTGAGCTCCGCCCCTATCAGCAGTCAGCAATCACTGCGATCTACAACTACTTCGAAGACCATCACGGCAACCCTCTGGTGGTCATCCCGACCGCTGGCGGCAAAAGTCTGGTCATGGCCTCGTTCATCGACGGGGTACTCAAGGCCTGGCCGGACCAGCGCATTCTGATCGTCACCCATGTCCGCGAGCTGATCGCCCAGAACCATGCTGAGATGCTGGGGCTTTGGCCTGAAGCACCCGCCGGGATCTACTCGGCAGGGCTCGGCCGCCGGGATGCCAATGCGCGCATCCTGTTTGCCGGCATCCAGTCGATCCACCGCCGGCCTGCTGAAATTGGCCATTGCGATCTGATCTTGATCGACGAGGCCCATCTCATCCCGGGCAATGCCAGCACAATGTACCGGCGCTTCCTCGACGCGATGAAGCGGATCAACCCGAAGCTGAAGGTAATCGGGCTGACGGCAACACCCTATCGCCTGGACTCCGGGATGCTCCACGAAGGGGAGAAT